GAGGGATGCGGCGTGGGATGCGGCGGCGGCTGCGGCGAGGGCTGCGGCGAGGGCTGCGGCGAGGGCTGCGCTCGCTCCGACAGTTGCCTCCTTACAAGAAAGCGCCGTCGATCTGGTCAAGCGTATGTGCGCGCTGACTGACGAAGCCACGGGAGAAGCAGCATGACCCCCGACGATATGGAGGCGGTTGTCGAGCGCATCCAGCAGGACATGGACGACGTTGCTGACGTGTGGCGGCATTGCCGTATCGCGTTCGTCGTCGCGGCAGACCCGGATGACGTTGTGGGCTTTCCGTCATTCACGAAGGCCGACCTCCGCGCCCTCCTGCTCGACTACCAGGAGCGAGGACGGGCGTTGGAGCGGCTGGTTGAGAGCGTCGCATATGTTGAGACTGATGGGGGGCGACGGTCCTACGGCCTCAAGCCTTGCTTTGGCACGGCGTATCAGGAAGCCCGCGCCACCCTGAAAGGAAAGAGCCATGAGTGATCTGCGCCTCCAAATCGCGGACGTTATCGTCCGAAAAGTTCTTCAAGAGGATTATGACGATCTGGTGGAGGGCTATCTGGACGAAATCCTTATGGCCGCTGACCAAATCATCCTGCTGCCTGCTTACAAGGCAGTGAGCCAAGCATATTACGACAAGCTATCATCCCCTGTCATTCAGGTAGGGAGGGAGGAGATTGCGGCTGCGTTCATCGCGGGCGCGATGTCGGTCCACGAATACTGGGTCGGAAACCCCGGCATCGCGCCGAGCGGCGACCCCGAGTTCGGTGAGGCGGCGCACGATTACGCAGCCGACGCCATCCTCGCAGCCCTTGGCACGAAAGCCACCAATACAGGGAGGGAAGGGTGATTACTGGACGATACTTCATCAGCACCGGGTTTCTCCGACATCGCAACGGCGGCTTCTGGCACCTGCTTGTTGCCTTTCGCTGGGCCTGGCGCTTTGCGTTTATCCGCCCCGCCAGCAAGCCGCACTATCGCCGCCTATACATCGGGCCGGTCGAGATTGAATGGAGCCGCGCATGACCGCGAGCGTCTATGACCGAGCGTGGTCCCGGTATCTCGCCGGGGAGACCTTCATTGCCGCCTTCCGTTCCGAGTGGAGAAAACGCCAATGACCACCACTGACATAGCCGGTCTGTCCGCGCGGCTGCGGGCATCCCCCTTGCTGGCGTATCGTAAAGAAGCAGCCGACACCATTGAACGCCAAGCCGCTGAGGTCGAGAGGCTGCGGGCCTTACTGATGCTCGCCCGCCCGTTCGTCGCTGATGACACGGAAGCAACGTGCGACCTTGCCGACCGCATCGACGCCGCCCTCGGCCTTTGAAAGCAGGACAATGACACAACGATCTACCCCCTCCGTGCGAGAGCACATCGCCTATGCCATCACCCTGGCCGGTGGTCAGGTGAAGCTGGCGGCCCTCCTCGGCGTCACGCAGCAGGCCGTCAGCGGCTGGCTGACTGGTGCCCGCTGGATGCCCGTGCGCCACGCCCAGGCCATCCACGAGCGGCTCGGCGTCCCCGCCGCGAACCTGGTCAACCCAGAGAAGGTGCTGGGATAGTATGACCACCGAGAAGGACAACCTCATCGCGGCTCTCGAGCCGCTGACATCTCGCGCTCGCACGGACGTGACCGCTATCAAGGCCGCGACCGGCATGGCCTGGACCCGCGAGCCGCTGACCGAGGCGCGCTTGAAGCGCCACCTCGACGGCACGATGCCTCGTGGCGTCTGCCCCATCAGGGCGGGCGAGAGCACCACCAGGATCGCCCTGTTCGACCTCGACAGCCACAAGGGGGCGACCTCTTGGGAGGACATGGTGTCCGTGTTGGCGCGCCTCGAGGGCGCGATGCAGAGGCACGGCCTGAACCCGGTGCCTTGGCGCTCTTCGGGCGGCCGGGGCGTCCACACTTTCTTGGTTTGGGACGAGCCGCAGGACGCCTACTCGGTGCGTCAGCTCTGCAAGGCCCTGCTGGTCGAGCTCGGTTTCAAGGACGGGGCGAAGGGCGTCGCCCAGGGCGAGATCGAAATCTTCCCCAGGCAGGACAGCGTGCCAGAGCATGGCTTCGGGAACCAGTTCATCCTGCCCCTGGCTGGCAAGAGCGCACCGCTCGAGCCGCTGTGCGACTATGAGGTGATGGAGCGCGACTACGCTCTTCAGCTGGCGTGGACGCCGTCGGCCCCTGTGCCGGTGGTCGAGCGGGCGCGCCGCGACGTCGACATGGTCAACAAGCTCTTCTACGGCGACAGCCTGAAGCCGTTGCGCGACGCCCTGGCCGCCATCCCCAACGACACCAGCCCGCTGGGCTATGACGAGTGGCGCGACATCATCTCGGGCATCCATCACGCCACGGGCGGGAGCGATGAGGGCTACCAACTGGCCTATGAGTTCAGCGCCAGGGCCCCGCACTTCGACGAGGACGAGCTGGCCATCAAGGTCTGGGCTTGGCTCGACCAGAAGGGCGAGACCGCCAACCCCATCACCGAGCGCACGATCTTCGCCAAGGCGCGCGAGCACGGATGGCAGGACGTCGCCTCGGCCGATGACTTCGAGGACCTGACGCCGGTGGTGCTGGAGGGAGAGCAGGTCGATCTGCTCCTCCCCTCCTTCGAGCGTGACGGCAAGGGCAGGATCGAGGCGGTCCTCGGCAACGTACGCTCGGCCCTCCTGCGGCCAGACGTCTGCGGTATGGACATACGCTACGACACCTTCAGGGACGAGATCGTCTACGCCGACGTCGACAGTCCCGACAAGTGGCTCGCCTTCAAGGACCACCACGCCGTCGAGCTGCGGCTGACCCTGGAGAGGTTGGGCTTCAAGCCCGTCGGCCGCGAGCTGATCCGCGACGTGGTCGACTACATCTCCCAGATGCAGCCGGTCGACAGCGCCCAGATCTGGCTCAACGGCCTCAAGTGGGACGGCGTGTCGCGTGTCGAGGGTTTCTATGAGCGGTACTTCAGCGCCGCCCCAGGGCCGTATACCACTGCCGTCTCGCGCTACATCTGGACGGCGATGGCGGGCAGGGTGATGGTGCCGGGCGTCAAGGCGGACATGGTGCCGATCCTCACCGGCGAGCAGGGACAGCGCAAGTCATCGGGGATCGAGGCTATGGCCCCCTTCGACACCTTCCGCGAGATGAACTTCCACCAGAACGAGGATGCCCGCGCTCGACTGATGCGCGGGTGCCTGATGGTGGAGCTGGGCGAGCTCTCTGGTCTCAAGACCAAGGCCATCGAAGAGATCAAGGCGTGGACCGCCCGGCGCAAGGAGGACTGGGTGCCGAAGTACAAGGAGTTCTCGACCACACTACTGCGCCGCTGTGCCTTCCAGGGCACCACCAACGAGGGTCAGTTCCTCGACGACCCTACGGGCGAGCGGCGCTGGTTGCCGGTGGCCTCGGGCGTTGTGGATGTCGAGGGTATCGCCCGGGATCGCGACCAGCTCTGGGCGGAAGGGAGGGTGCTCTTTGAGGATGGAGGCGTCGCGTGGCGCGAAGCCGAGACCCTCGCCAAGGGCATCCATGAGGACTACAGGGTCACCGACACCTGGGAAGACGCCATCGAAAAGTGGCTCGAGACCCCCGACCTGGACGGCACTCTGCCGGGCGGGGAGGGCTTCAAAACGCACGATGTTCTGACGCAGGCCCTCTACTACCGCGAACATGCAATAAAACGCGCGGACGAGACGCGGGTAGCGAAGGTGCTGCGGGCCCTCGGTTTCTGCCAAAAAGTGCAGAAAGTGGATGGCAAGCCGGTTCGGAGGTGGGCGCGGGAGTGAAAGTTACACTGGTTACGGTTCGGTTACGGACGTAGTGTAACCGCCAAAGCCCCGCGGGGCGGGCGTTTGCGGGGCGGTTACACTAGTTACACTACTTCTCCTATAAAAGGGTAGTAGTATATGCTGTAGGGGGCCTATAGGGGGCCCCTGGGGAAAGGTAGCGAAAAAGTGCTGTTGAAGTGTAACCGCGGCCCTTTTTTCCCCGTATTCCGTCGTTAAATCAAAGGTTTACCCGGTTACGCTTGCAAGCGTAACCAGTGTGTAACCAAACAGGAGCACGCAAAAAATGGCACGTTTGGGCGAGAAGCACCACGACGCGAAGCTGACCAACGCAGAGGTCGAGCTGATGCGGTCGATGTATGAGGAGGGCGGCTGGAGCTATGGCACGCTCGCCAAGAAGTTCGATGTCCACAAGGCGACGGTCGCCGACATCATCACATTCAGGATCAGGAAGAGCGGCTGACGAACTCTGCTCGTATGGCTAATCTCGGTTCGCGTGCCGTACCTTCCCGGGCACAATGGTTAGACCTCTCTTGAACCCAGAAGGCCGATACACCCCCGAAGTGGCGGCCAGCATCTTGGACCGGCTGCGTGAGGGCGAGACGCTCGTCGACATCTGCCGGTCGCCCGGCATGCCCTCCCGCAAATCGGTCCACACCTGGGTCGCCACCAACCCCGAGTTCGCCGCCGCCTATGAGCTGGCCCGCGACCAGGGCTTCGACGCCATCGCCAACGACGTGATGCGCATCGCCGATCAGACAGAGCACGACACCATCGTGACCGCCTTGGGCGGGCCCAAGGCCAACGCCGAGTGGATCGCCCGCTCCAAGCTGCGCGTCTGGACCCGCATGCAGCTGCTCGAGAAGTGGTCGCACCGCTACCGCCCGCAGTCGGGCATCCAGCTGTCGAACCCAGAGGGCGGGCCCGTCGAGTTCTCAGACGTCGCCGCCTCTGCCAAGATCGCCTCGCTCCTGGCCCTTGCCAAGGCGCGCCGTGACGGCGAGCCAGAAGACGGTAGCGATCTCGCGTGACGCCCCCCTCGGCAGCCGAGGTCCAGTCACTCCTGCCCCACCTGAGCGAGAGGGAGCGCGCCGACCTATTCGCCCTCCTGTCGCGCGACAAGAAGCGTTGGAGGCCCCTCCCTGGGCCACAGACGGACGCCTACCAGAGCACGGCGGACATCATCGGCTACGGTGGTGCTGCAGGGGGCGGCAAGACCGACCTGGCCTGCGGCAAGAGCATCGAGGACCACCGCAAGATCATGATCCTGCGCCGCGTCGGCACGGAGCTGTCCGCTATCGAGGACAGGCTCGAGGAGCTGTTCGGCACCAAGGACGGATACAACTCGACCAAGGGCATCTGGCGACAGACGCGCAGCGACGGCAAGGCCCTCCAGATCGAGCTGGGCTCTGTGCCCAACGCTGGGGACGAGAAGAAGTACCAGGGTCGGCCTCACGACCTGATCGTGTTCGACGAGGCAGCCAACTTCCTCGAGCTCCAGGTGCGCTTCCTCCTGGGCTGGCTGCGCACCACGGTGGTCGGCCAACGCTGCCAGGCACTCCTGACCTTCAACCCGCCAACTAGCGCAGAGGGCCGCTGGATCGTGGACTTCTTCGGTCCCTGGCTCGACGACAAGCACCCCAACCCCGCAGTGCCGGGAGAGCTGCGCTGGTTCGCCACCGTCGCAGGCAATGACCTCGAGGTCGACAACGGCAAGCCCTTCGTCATCGCCGACGGCGAGCCGCAGTACGACTTCAACCCTGCCGACTACGCAGAGAGCCCAGACCTGGTGATCCAGCCCATGTCTCGGACCTTCATCCCCTCGCGAGTGCGAGACAACCCATTCCTCACCGGGACCGGCTACATGAGCACGCTACAGGCGCTGCCAGAACCCCTTCGCAGCCAGATGCTGAACGGCGACTTCAAGGCGGGCATGGAGGACGACATCTGGCAGGTCATCCCGACCCGCTGGGTGGAGCTGGCCCAGGCCCGCTGGAAGCCCCTCTCTCCCAAGCCCGAGATGCTGTCGCTCGGCGTCGACGTGGCGCGAGGGGGCAAGGACAAGACCGTGATCTACCGCAGGCACGAGGGCTGGTGGTTCGACGAGCCCCTCGAGTACGCAGGCAGCGAGACGCCCAACGGCCCGATGGTGGCGGGCCTGGCCATCTCAGCCAACCGCGACCACAGCCCCATCCACATCGACATCATCGGCGTGGGCTCGAGCCCCTACGACTTCCTCAAGGAGGCGAGGCAGCAGGTGCTCGGCGTCAACGTCTCGGAGAAGTCGGGTGCACGCGACAAGTCAGGGCGTCTGGGCTTCTTCAACCAGCGGTCTGAGCACATCTGGCGGCTGCGCGAGCTGCTCGACCCAGAGGCCAACAACAACATCGCCCTGCCCCCCTCGAAGAGGCTCCTGGCCGACCTCTGCGCCCCGAAGTGGAAGCTGCGCGGCTCCCAGGTCTACGTCGAAAGCAGAGAGGACATCGTCGACAGGATCAAGCGCAGCCCCGACCACCTATCCGCTCTGGCCCTCGCCTGCATCAACACCCCGAAGGTGCGCAACATGCCCGGTATGTCTTCGAGGAAGCCCCGCGACTACGATCCGCTCGCTTAAGCCCGAGGCCATTCTATGTGCGGCAACCCAGCCCGACTTCTGTCCCCCGTCGCCGCCGTCTTCGGCGCTGCGAGCGATCAGCGCAAGGCCCTGCGCGCCCAGGAGGCTGCCCAGCGCGAGGCTTCGGCCGCCGCCGCCAAGACGCAGGCCGACGCGCAGCAGGCAGAGGCCAAGGCCAACCGCCAGGCCCCCAACCTGGCCTCGCTGTTCAAGGCCAACAAGGCGGGGTCGGCAGCCGCCACGCTGCTCACAGGCCCCGGCGGTGCTGCTCTGACCAACATGGCCCTCGGCCGTAACTCGCTGCTGGGAGGCTGAACGTGGCCCTGACCACCGAACAGATCACCCGCCTGGCCGAAGCCTGCGGCGTCCAGCGCCGCGGGCGTAGCGATGACGTGCTTTTCGAGGCTTGCCTCCGCATGATCAAACTCAATCTGGGGTCACCTGCGTGATCGAGACCCCCAAAAAGCAACATTATCAAAAAAGATGGTCCATGCTCGAGACCGAGCGGTCGTCGTGGGTATCGCACTGGGAGGAGCTGTCCACGCAGCTGTTCCCTCGTGCTGGCCGCTTCTCCGTGACCGACCGCAACGACGGCAAGCGCCGCCACAACGCCATCTACGACCGCACCGGCACGGGCGCTCTGCGCATCCTGGCGGCGGGCATGATGTCGGGCGTGACCAGCCCCGCCCGACCCTGGTTCCGGCTGCGCATCCCCGATGACGCGCTGATGGAATACCAGCCCGTGAAAATCTGGCTGGCCCAGGTCACCCGCAAGATGCAGGCCGTCTTCGGCCAGTCCAACACCTACCGCGCCCTGCACCAGCTCTACGAGGAGCTGGGTGCCTTCGGCACGGCCAACACCCTGATCATGGATGACTTCGACAGGGGCATCCACCTCTACCCCAACACCGTGGGGCGTTATGCCCTGGCCACCGACTTCAGGGGCAACGTCGACACGTCGTACCGCGAGCTGCAGAAGACCGCACGCCAGCTGGTGCAAGAGTTTGGCGCTGACAACTGCTCGTCGGCCGTCAAGAACATGGTCACCAACGGCAACGGCGACAGCTGGGTCACCATCATCCACGCCGTCGAGCCCCGCAAGGAGCGCGACATCCGCTCCCGCGACAGCAAGAACATGCCCTGGGCATCCTGCTACTTCGAGAAGGGCGGCGATGGCGACAAGCTCCTGCGCGAGAGCGGCTTCGACCGCTTCCGCGTCCTGGCCCCCCGCTGGTACACCTCGAGCGAGGACGTCTACGGCCAGAGCCCTGGCATGGAGGTGCTCGGCGACATCAAGCAGCTGCAGCACGAGCAGCTGCGCAAGAGCCAGGGCATCGACTACCAGGTCCGCCCCCCTCTGCAGGGGCCTTCGAGCCTCAAGGGCGAGGAGGTCGACATCCTGCCGGGCGGCTACACCACCGTCGACACGGCCTCGGCCGGTGGCGGCATCAAGCCCCTGTTCCAGGGCGGCATCGACCTCAACCACCTGCTGATGGACATTCAGGACGTCCGCCAACGCATCCGCGAGGGCATGTACTCCGACCTCTTCCTGATGATCTCGCAGGCCGTCTCGACCAACATGACGGCCACCGAGGTGGCAGAGCGCCACGAAGAGAAGCTCCTGATGCTGGGCCCCGTGCTCGAGCGTCTGCACAACGAGCTGCTCGACCCGCTGATCGAGGTCACCTTCGAGCGCCTGCTGCAGTCGGGCGTCCTGCCTCCCCCTCCCGAAGAGCTGATCGGCGTGAACCTGGACGTCGAGTTCGTCTCGATCCTGGCACAGGCCCAACGTGCCATCGGCGCGAACAGCACCGACCGCTTCGTCGGCAACCTCGGAGCTATGGCCCAGATCAAGCCCGAAGTGCTCGACAAGTTCGACGCCGACCGCTGGGTGGACAACTACGCCGACCAGATCGGCGTCGACCCCGAGCTGATCGTCGGCAAGGAGGAGGTCGCCCTCGTCCGCAAGGCCCGTGCCGACCAGCAGGCGGCGCAGCAGGCAGCAGCCAGCGCGCAGCAGGCCGCCGAGAGCATGGGCAAGCTGGGCGGCGTCGCCACACAGAACGGTGCCTCGAACGCAGGTGCCGACATCATGAACCAGCTGACCGGCTACGGCTCGCCCGCGCCGTACACCTACTAGGGAGAAGACCATGTCCGACGGCCCCGCACGCAGCTTTGCAGCAGTCACCCCCTCCAACTCGACCAACTTCCCGGGCGGCCCTGCCGCAGCCCTCTTTGTGGGTGTGGGGGGCGACGTGGTCGTGGTCGGCGTCGATAACAACAACGGCGACGTGGTCGAGACGTTCAAGAACGTCGCGAGCGGCACGATCCTGCCGGTTCGTTGTCGCCGGGTGAACTCGACCAGCACCACGGCCACGGACATCAAGGCCCTCTACCTGTGAGCCGGTCGACCCAAATCGGTTTGGGAAGTTTGACCCTGGCCTCGTTTCAGGGCGGCAACAATCGCCTCGAGCTTGACTTCGAGCGTGGCCTCTACGCCCTGAACGGCAGCTACCAAAGCGATCTGCTTTCACTGCCGGGGTTCACCTACAGCCGAACCGGCGCTGCAACGGCCGCCGACCTGTCGGGCGGCGTCGTCAACTTCGCGGCCAACGCCCCCCGCCGCACCAACGCAGGGCTTCTGTTCGAGACGGTACGGACGAACTTTATCCGCCGCTCGCAAGACCTCGACAACGTGTTGTGGATACCGACAGGCACGGTGACGCGCACGGCCAACCACGCCCTCGCCCCCGACGGGACCATGACGGCGACCCGTGTGCAGCAAGGCCCTGTGGCCAGCCTTATCGGCGACGTGGCCACAGGAGCGCCCGCGAGCACCCCCGTCATCGTGTCGTTCTGGGCAAAGGGCGTCAGCGCCGGGCAGATCATTGCCACGCGCAGTGGTGCCTCCGGGGCCGCGGTGCCGCACACGCTGACAACGTCGTGGCAGAGGTTCACCTGGGCGTTTACCTCACACGCTACGGCAGAGGTTCTGCAGTTCACCAACAACGGCTGGGGCGGCGGCACTTCGACGGCCGCAGCAACGCAGGACGCCCACATCTGGGGCGCTCAGTTCGAGGTTGGGACCACCGTGTCCTCGTACATCCCAACGGCTGGTGCCTCTGTGGCGCGCGGCTTGGATGTCGCTGCCATCACCGCCCCTTCCGGGGTCTCGACGTACACCGCGCTCTACGGGCCCGGCGCTGGCACCACCGTGTCGGGATCGGTTACGCCGGGGGCCAGCTTCGATCTGGTAACTGGCCGCCCGTGGCTCGGCAGTTACCTTCGCCGTTTGACGATGCGCTAAATCTCCCACAGCTCGGAAACGCCGCATGGCTTTGACCTTCGTTCCCCCCGACGGCCACAAGCCCGACTGGGCCACAGACACCCAGTGGCGGGCCGCAGAGGCAGTCCGAGAGCACGGCAGCATCCGCAAAGCCGCGGAGGCGCTGGGCCTGGGCAAGTCAGCCATTCAGGAAGCAGCTGATCGCTTCCAGAAAGAGGCCGCCCGCCGTGGCCACGCGCCGGGGCACTTCAACGACGGCGTGGCCCCCGGCTACCGCATGGGCAAGGTCACGGTCCAACGCGGCCCCAACGGCGTCGAGCGGGTGTGGGAGCGCCAGTCGCCAGACGCCGAGGCGCAGGCCGAACGGCTGCTGGCTATCAGGGCGGCGCTGCTTGAGGGGCTGGAACCACTCGCGCCCCTCGCCCCTCCCGCGCACACCGACGACGATCTGCTGACGGTGTACCCACAGGGCGATCCGCACGCAGGCCTCTACTCTTGGAAGGACGAGACGGGGCAGACCTTCGACCTGGTCGAGTACGAGCGCGTCATGAAGGCCGCCATCGACAGGCTGGTCGCCTCCGCGCCCTCGTCGACCTACGCCCTGTTCATCGACCTGGGCGACAGCCTGCATGCCGACAACAACGCGAGCCGCACCAAGAGCGGCCACCACCTCGACACGCACGGCCGCCACGCCGAGGTCGTCCGTGTCGTGATCCGGTGCAAGCGCCACCACATCACCCGCCTGCTGGAGAAGCACCGGCACGTCACGGTGCGGATCAACCCCGGCAACCACGACGGCATCACGGCCCTGATGCTGGCCGAGATGATGGCGCTGATCTACGAGAACGAGCCCAGGGTCACGGTCATCACCAGCCCGAACCCCTACTGGTTCATGGGCTTCGGCACCAACCTGATTGGCACCACCCACGGCGACGGGGCGAAGGGCAAAGACCTTCCCCTGCTGATGGCCGTCGACGTGCCCGACCTGTGGCAAGCCTCGCAGCACGGCGACCGCGTCTGGTTCGTCGGCCACGTCCACCACAAGGACGTCAAGGACTACCCAGGCGTCACCGTCGAGTACTGCCGAACCCTAGCCGCCCCCGACTTCTGGTCGCACGCTTCGGGCTATCGGTCGAAGCGGACGATGGAGGCCGTGACCTACCACCGTGAGGATGGAGAGGACGAGAGGCACCTCTGCAACCTGGCCAAACTGGCGCGCGGTATGTCTTCCCTTACGCGCGCGACGTAGGTTCCCGCTATGAGCCAGGAAGACCCGACCGACTTGGAGACCCAGCACAAGAGCGCCGAGGCGAGAGCCCAGGACGCTCGGAACCGCAGGGACACTGACAAGGCCGATCTGGAATGGCTCATGGCCACGCCTCGAGGCCGCCGGATTGTCTGGCGTCTGCTCGAGGCCACGGGTCTCTACGTCTCAAGTTTCACTGGCAACAGTGAGACGTTCTTTAGGGAAGGCAAGCGCGCCATCGGTCTCGAGTTCCAGGGCAAGGTCGCCAAGGCCGCGCCGCTGGGCTTCCAGACCATGATGCAGGAGCATTTCGGACATGACTGACACGACGCTGATGACGGCCAACACGACCACCGATGAAGCCGCATCGCAGACCGCGGGCGACGTCGCCAACACCGACGCCACCGCACAGCAGCCGGTAGCCAAAGCCGCCCCGACCGATCCGGTCGAAGGCGAACAGGCGCAGCAGGCCGAAGGCGACAAGGCCGAAGACGCACCCCAGGGCGCGCCAGAGGCCTACGAGGACTTCTCCGTACCGGAAGGCGTCGCACTCGACGCTGAACTGCTCGGTGAGTTCAAGAACGTCGCCAAGGAACTCAACCTGCCGCAGGACGCCGCGCAAAAGGTCACGGACCTTGGCGTGAAGCTGGCCCAGAAGTGGGCGGCTGAAAGCCAACAGGCGACGAGCGCGATGTTCGCCGACTGGAAGGGCCGTGCCGAAACCGACAAGGAGTTCGGGGGCGATGCTCTCCCGGCCAACTTGGCGGTCGCGAAGAAGGCAGTCGACCAGTTCGGCACGCCGGAACTCCGCGAACTGCTGGACGTACACCGCCTCGGCGACAACCCGGAAGTCATCCGGTTCATGTTCCGTGTCGGCAAGGCCATCAGCGAAGACACGTTCGTGGCGGGGGGCAAGTCCTCCCCTGCCCAGGACGCAGCCAAGACCCTTTTCCCCAACATGAACTGACTGGAGAACTACCGTGGCCACCCTTTCGGATACCCACCCCACTCTGCTGGACGTTTCCAAGCGTCTGGACCCGAACGGCAAGGTCGACAAGATCGTCGAAATCCTCGCCCAGACCAACGAAATCCTCAACGACGCCGTGTACATCGAAGGCAACCTGCCGACGGGTCACCGCTCGACCATCCGCACCGGCCTGCCTGCCCCGACCTGGCGCAAGCTGTACGGCGGCGTTCAGCCGACCAAGTCGCGCACCGCCCAGGTGACCGACAACGCCGGTATGATGGAAGCCTACGCCGAGGTCGACAAGGCCCTGGCTGACCTGAACGGCAACACGGCCGCCTTCCGCCTGTCGGAAGACACCGCCCACATCGAAGGCATGTCGCAAGACCTGGCCTCCTCGATCTTCTACGCCGACGAAGATGTCACCCCCGAGAAGTTCACGGGCTTCGCCGCTCGCTACTCCTCGCTGTCCGCTGAAAACGGCCAGAACATCAACGCCTCGGCCGCCGACGGCTCGAACGCCACCAACACCTCGATCTGGTTCATTGGCTGGGGCCCGAACTCCTGCTTCATGACCTACCCGAAGGGCTCCGTTGCCGGTCTCAAGACCGACGACAAGGGCCAGATCACCATCGAGAACGTCGATGGTGCCGGTGGCCGGATGGAAGCCTACCGCACGCACTACCGCATGGACGCTGGCCTGGTCCTCAAGGACTGGCGCTACGTCTACCGCATCCAGGTTGACTTCGCCGAGCTGACGAAGGATGCCGCGACCGGCGCTGACCTCATCGACCTGATGACCGACGTCGCCTCGTTCATCCCGAACCTGACCGGCATCCGTGGTGCCTTCTACTGCAGCCGCCGCGTTCACAGCTTCCTGCGCCGCCAGATGGTCAACAAGGTCAAGAACTCGACCCTGATGATGTCGGACGTCGCTGGCCAGTCCGTGATGACCTTCGACGGCTTCCCGGTTCGCCGGGTCGACAGCCTGCTGCACACTGAAGCAAAGGTCGCCGCGTAAGCGGGGCCCCTGGAGAACAAGACCATGATCCTCGACGAACGCAACGAGTTCGCAGATGCCGTTTCGGTGGCAGCTGCGGCAGGCACCGCCCTCATCGGCGATGTCATCGACCTGGGTGCTGCCTCGCGCGACATTGGCGCGGGCCAGCCCCTCTACTTCATCCTCGAGACGGACGGCACCGAGATCATCACGGGCGGTGCCGCCGGTACCATCGAGTTCCGTCTGGTGTCGGACAGCACGGCCAACCTGGCCACGTCGCCGACCGTGCATTTCTCGACCGGCACTATCGTGACGGACGATGCCGCCGCCAACGACGCTCGCCTGAACGCCAACAGCCTGATCTGCTCCGTCGCCCTGCCGCAAGGCGCGGTCTACGAGCGGTACCTCGGCGTCCTCGCCGTGATCGGCACGACGACCGTCACGGCGGGCACCATCAACGCCTACCTGGCGATGGACCCGTACCCGGCCCAGCGCGCCTACCCTGACGCGATGCCGGTCTAAGGGGCTGAACCGTGAGCAAAGCCCGCACTGACGCACAAGGCCGACGCTTCGACGCTGAAGGCCGCCGCGTCTACGACAAGGCTGGGAAAAACACCTGGGTGGAAGCTATCCACCCGGGTGCCTACCCCGCCAACCACTTCCGCCCGGTGGGCTCGAAGTTCCAGCTCGTCGAAGGCCACGGCATCGTCGACTGGATGGCTGTTGTCGAAGACGAAGCTCCCCGCAAGGCCGCCCGGGCAAAGCCCGTGCTGGTCGCTGCGGCTACCTTCCCCGCCGAAGTGGAACAGGCCCTGGCCGAAGCCGCTGAAGCTGGCGAAGAGCAGGCCGACCTGGTCTAGGCCAGAGATAGCCCCCTCCCCGTAGGGGTTCCGAGCCGGGGGCCCAACAGCCCCCGGCTCTTTTCTTTGAGGTGATCCTTTGACGACCGCAGTTGCCATCGCAAACCTGGCCCTGTCGCACCTCGGCGACGACGCCACCGTCGCAAACCTCGATCCCCCGGAGGGCAGCGCGCAGGCCGAGCAGGCCGCCCTGTTCTACCCCATCGCGCGCGACGCGCTGACCGAGATGTACCCCTGGAACTTTGCGCTGCGCCGCGTGGCGCTGGCGCTGCTCGACGAAGAGCCGAACACGCAGTGGGCCTACGCCTACGCGCTGCCGTCGAATGTGCTCGGCGTGTTCGCCGTCCAGGGCCCCGAAGACACCGACGATTTCGTGGGCACCGCCTACGGCCCGCTGGCCGCTGTCAATGGGGTGAACGACTTCGAGATCGAGGGCCTCTCCGACAACACCCGCGTGCTCTACACCAACGTGGCCGACGCGCGCATCCGCTACACCGCTGCGGTGACGATCCCCAGCTTCTTCCCGCCGCTCTTCACCGTGGCTCTCTCCTACTTCCTGGCCAGCTTCCTCGCTGGCCCGGTGCTCAAGGGTGAGACGGGCCGCACGGTTGCAGCCCAGATGCTGCAGACGATGGGCGTCTACCTCAACCAGGCCCAGACCAAGGACGCCAAGCAGCGGCGCGCCAGTCGCGTGCGTGACGCGCATATCGCCCCCTGGGTGGGCGCACGCTGATGGGTGCCACCACGCGCACCAACTTCCGCTCGATGGCCGGGGGCGAGATCACGCCCGAAATGTACGGCCGGATCGACGACGTCCGCTACCAGACCGGGCTCGCCCTTTGCCGGAACTTCGTCACCCTGCCCCACGGGCCCGCGCAGAACCGCGCGGGCTTCGAGTTTGTGCGCGCGGTGAAGGACAGCACCAAGAAGACCCGCCTGCTGCCCTTCACCTTCAGCGCCACCGACACGGTGGTGATCGAGTTCGGTGCGGGCTATTTCCGTTTCCACAGCCTGGGCGGCACCGTGCTGCTGTCGGGCGCGCCCTACGAGATCGCCAACAGCTACGCAGAGGCCGACCTGTTCAAGGTCAAGTTCGTGCAGTCGGCAGATGTGCTGACGCTGGTGCATCCCGACTACGTCGTGCAGGAGCTGCGCCGCTCTGGCCCCACGAGCTGGGCCCTGGCCAACGCCACCACCGGCCCCGGCATCACCGCCCCCGCAGGACTGGCCGTCACGCCGACCACGGCGGGGGCGAGCTTCCTGCGCAACGACGCCTACGTCGTGACCTCGATCAAGGATGACGCCGAAAGCTCGGCGTCGGCGGCTGTCACGGCGACCAACAACCTGACCGCAGCCAACACCTACAACACCGTCAGCTGGACGGCGCGCACCGGGGCCACGGGCTACCGTGTCTACCGCCAAGCGGGGGGCCTCTTCTACCTGATCGCCGTGCTCGACGGCAACGGCTCGGTCAGCGTGATCGACGACAACCTGCCCGCCAACGGAGGCATCACGCCACCCCAGGCCTCCGACCCCTTCGCCTCCAGCAACTACCCGGGAGCGGTGACCTACTTCGAGCAGCGCAAGGTGTTCGCGGGCTCGACGGCGCAGCCCCAGAACATCTGGACGACGCGCACGGGGTCGGAAGTCGACTTCAACTTCTCGGTGCCGCCGCGCGACGACGACAGCATCCAGTTCGAGATCGCCGCGCGCGACTATAACCAGATCATCCACCTGGTCCCCCTCCAAGAC